ACCCGCCGTTTACAAACAAACGCGGCATCTTTGAACGCGCCATCGAGTTGGGCAAACCTTTCGCGCTCATAATGAGTAACACATGGCTGAACGACGCTGCACCAAAACAGGTGTTCCGAAACATCCCCCTCCAACTCTTGATGTTCGAAGAACGGATGAAATTCATGAACCAGGACAACAGCGAAAACAAGATCACGTTCAGCTCTAGTTACTTCTGCGTGGACGTTCTGGATCAGCAGATAATGTTCGACTCTTTGAAGGGACACGGTTATGGCGCATAAAAATCCAAAGGATATAACATTCAAGACAGGTAGTCACGCCGACAGGTTTGAAAAAACAGTTCAACCAGACAAGCATGGGCACAGTGACCCGTTGAATGTTTCTGAATTTCATCTGCACGGACTCCCTTCTTTCGGCAACGGCAGCGCCTGGGCGCGCGACGATGGTTCATTGGCAAAAAAATACAAACTGGTGAAACGAAAGGGGCCGCAAGGAAGTATTATTTCTGTGGCGACCGCAGGCTGGGCTGAATTGTCTTTTGATGGGACCATTGCAGCCGAAGTCTATGATTATCACAAGGGTAAACCTTGCGTCGTTTTGGCGATAAGCAGCAACTTGGAAATGGATCATAAGGACGGGAGAAAGCACAATTTCAAACCCGTGGAGACCTGTGACGAATTTCAACCGCTGTCCAAGGCAGTAAACGACGCTAAAAGAACACATTGCAACCGATGCAAGAGCACAAACATCAGATTTGATGCGACGCAACTCGGGTTTCATGTCCCTGTTTCAAAAGGATCTACTGACTATAGAGGAACCTGTGTTGGATGTTACTGGCACGATCCGCTAGATTTCGTAAACTGCACAACCGGAGGAACGTAATGAAAATGCCCCGCAACGGATTTGACAACCTGGCCGCATTGGCCCGCCTGAACACGGACAACACATCGCGTCACAGGGAACGCTGGCCCACGCTGGATTGGGTCTGGGATGAACTGGACGACTTGCGCCGCTGGCAGGATGAAGCAATTGATGCGCTTGAAGCTGAGCGTGACGCGCTGTCTGATGTCGCAGAGCAGCGTGACGCACTGTCTAAGGCTGTCCGGCTGCTGTTAGAGCCTGAGCCGGATATGGCCCGTGTGCAGGCCATTCTGAAGGGGCTGGAGTGGGCGTCGCACCTACCAAATGATTGACGCAGATAACGCTTGCAACGCGTAACACGTTATGGTAATTTATTATTATAGGGCGGCGATAGTCGCGGCCCACGGGAGAAACAAAATGACCAATTTCGCACTGAACCACGAAGGCAAATGGCGCGACGGTGAAGCGTCAAAAATCAGCGGCGCTACATACGTTGTTAGCTACGACCAGAGCAACCAGGCGTACCACATCGACAAGTCCGATTATGATGATTTTGTCGAATGGGTCGCGGAGACTTGGCAGATAGACACAAATCCGCGCGAAGAAGACGAGGAAGCCGAAGATTACCTTGAGCGCATCGACTGCTCGATCAGGGAGGTTTGAGGCGTGACACTCACCCGCCCACGCAAGGCGCGCATTCTTGAAAAGGCTGGTCTGCGGTACGTCGCGGGCTGGTTGCCAGTCAAACGAGCCGTTGCCGTTCAGGATGATATTGAATTAGCGCAGGAAGCTGTTACCTTAGCACTATCGACCGTAAAGGAAAAGCCATGATGCCGATGGGACCTCGACCTGATGTTAACGCCGAAAGTGTCAGACGTTATAATGTGATGCGCGAGTTTCGGCACGGAACGCGGGGCGAAAGTGCAGTCCGCTGTATCGGACCTATCACTAAAGGATGTGATATTTTTGGGATGACCAAGGGTGACTTTTCCATGATCGACATTCTGCGCCACGTATCGATGGAAATCGGTCCGTGTCGAATTGATATCGGGACATGGACAGCAGCTGTCGCAGAAATCAAACAAGCGTTTGACATGTTTAGCGACAAAAATATTCTGACAATGCGTTGGCTTGTGGACCGCAGTTTTCCGGCACGTCAGGGAAAATACTACCGCAGCCTGCTAGATAAGTTTGGGCATGACAGTGTTCGCTTGGCTCGGTTTCACGCCAAATTTATATTGCTGGAAAACGAGGATTTTAGTGTGGCGGTGCGCACGTCGATGAACTTGAATTTGAACGCGAGGATTGAGTTTTATGAGTTGAGCGAGGGAAGCCCGATCGGCGGATACCTCAAACAGGTTGTAGATTATCATTTTGCACAACCGTCTGCCGATAGCTATGGCGCGTTTAAGGATTTTGACATTGTCGACCAAGTGAAAGTTGAGCAGCCTCAACAGCGACTGAGCGGGTGGGATTGATGGCGAGGGGGAAACTCTACATGCCGAGCGACACTGACCGCATTTTTGTTGAGCGCGCAGTTATGGCAGGAACGCCTATTGAAAAGATCGCAGGATGCCTGAATTTGCATGACGACACGCTGCGCAAACATTTTCGATACGAAATAATGACCGGGCGTGAACGGCTGAAAGGTGACGCTATCCGAGTGCTGGTCGACAGCTTGACCGATAATAGCCTAGATGCTGCAAAATTCGTGTTGGGTAGAGTTGCCGGTTGGACAGAGAAAAGTGTGGTTGATAACACGTCAAGCGACAAAAGCATGTCGCCCAATGCAGCACTGGACCTGTCCCGCCTGTCACCTGAAGCCCTGGCGGAAATTGTGGCGCTTGGCGATGCAACTGACACCGATTGACATCATTGCCGCCGAAAAAGAACTGTGCCGCCGATCACTGGCGTACTTCATCAAGCGCGCGTGGCGTCACGTCGTTCCTGACAAACTGCAATGGAACTGGCATATCGAAGCCATTGCACAACATCTTGAAGCTGTACACCGTGGCGAAATAACAAGGCTTCTCATCAATATACCCCCTGGGACTTCTAAAAGCACAATCGTAGGTGTGATGTACCCTGCGTGGATCTGGGGACCTGGTGGGCAACCCTGGCATAGGTATATCGGCGCAGCACACGAACAAGGCTTGGCGGTGAGGGATAACCGCATCATGCGTAACCTTATCACCTCGGAGTGGTATCAATCCTTGTGGCCTATCACCATGTCGGGAGATCAAAACGAAAAGTTGTATTTTGAAAACGATAAACAGGGCTTTAGGCAGGCTTGCGCTGTTGCGTCTATGACTGGTCGTAGGGGTCACACAATAGTGTGGGACGATCCGTTGTCACCCGAAAAGGCAATGTCTGACTTGCATCGGGAAACTTCAATTCGCATTTTGTCTGAAACTGTGCCGACGCGGTTAAATGACCCTGACAAATCTGCAATCATTGTAATCATGCAGCGATTGCATGAGGGAGACCCGAGCGGGCATATCCTGACAAAAGACTTAGGGTATGACCACCTTTGCGTCCCAATGGAGTTTGAAACCGACCGTAGGTCTCATACGTCAATCGGCTGGACGGACCCGCGCACGATCGAGGGCGAACTTTTAGACGCGGTGCGGTTTCCTGCTTCTGTGATTGATCGTGACAAAAAAGCTATGGGGCCATACGCGTGGGCTGGTCAAATGCAACAGCGCCCAGCGCCGCGCGGCGGCGGCATGTTCAAGCGGTCAGACTTTCGCGTCATCCAATCTGAGCCTGCGGGCTACCGGTGGGTGCGCGGCTGGGACTTGGCCGCAACTGACGATCCGTCGGCGGCCCGGACCGCTGGCGTCAAAATGGGGATCGGCCCTGACAACCGATTGTGCATCGCACACGTTGTTAAAGACCGGGTGAATGCGGCAGGGGTTGAGCGGCTGCTGGGCAGCACCGTGGCGGCCGATGGGCAAGACGTTCGAGGGTCAATCCCACAAGACCCGGGCTCTGCTGGTAAATCATGGGCTTTGCATTTGCTAAAACATGCGTTAATGGGTTATAGTTACACCGCAAGCCCTGAGACGGGCGACAAAGAAACGCGCGCAATGCCGCTGGCGGCACAGGTTGAGGCCGGTAACGTGGACATTGTGGCAGGCGATTGGAACGGTGATTTCTTGGACGAGGCGTCAACATTCCCGATGGGTAAATTCAAAGACCAGATCGACGCTGCGACCCGCGCATTTGATATGATCGTGGCACCTCGCGCATCAGCCGGTATATTCCTGCGAAAGAAAAACCGATGAACATCTTGCACGCAGCCCGTCGCATCAGTGCAATGTTTCCAGGATATTTCCAGAACGCCAAACACGACCACAATAAAGATTTTGGCTATCCCGATCATGTTGATTTTGACGCAGCATACCAGCGATATTTGCGCAACGGCATAGCGTTCGCTGGCATTGAGCAGACCATACTCAAGACGTGGCAGGATAATCCTGAGCTGTGGGAAAACAAGGACGCCAAAGAAACATATGGCGAAAGTGAAATCCGGCAAAAGTTTGACGACTTGCGACTGTGGCAGAAGTTGGCCGAGGCAGACCGCCGCTCGATGGTCGGCGGTTATTCCGGTCTGATCCTGCGCTACGCCGACGATAAACGATTTCTTGAGCCGGTTGATACGGTGCCTGGCGGGCTTGATGGGCTGGTCGATGTTATCCCTGCGTGGGCCGGTCAGCTCACAGTGTCGTCATGGGACACGGACGAGATGTCGCCGACTTATGGCGAGCCAACAATGTTTGGTTTTAATGAATCGGCGGTTGGTGACAATTCGGATCGCCAAGCCAAAAACCGCAGCTTTGAATTGCACCCCGACCGCGTGCTGATCTGGTCCAAGGACGGGACAGTCCATAATCACTCTATACTTGAACCAGGGTTCAATAACCTGATCGACATGGAAAAGATCAGCGGCGCGGGCGGTGAGGGCTTTTGGAAAAATGCCAAGAGTGCGCCAGTCATGGAAACCGACGCGGATGTATCAATCGCAGACATGGCAAAAGGTATGGGCGTCGGCGTTGACGAAATGGCCGACAAAATGAACGAACAGGTTGAAGACTTTAACAAAGGCTTTGACGCAATGTTGATGTTGCAGGGCATGAAGGCCAAGACGTTGGGCGTTACCCTGCCGCAACCTGAAGAATTTTTTAATGTGGCGTTGCAGGGCTTTGCAGCGTCTATCGGTATTCCGCTCAAGGTTCTGGTCGGGTCGCAATCGGGCGAGCGTGCCAGCACTGAAGATGCCGACGAGTGGTCCCGGACCAACATGGCACGGCGGACCAATACAGCACGTCCCACAATCATGGCGTTGGTCAAAAAACTTGAGACCGTTCGCGTTTTACCTGAGCAGGACTGGTACATTTATTGGTCGGACCTGACCGAGGCCAGCGTGGGCTTGAAAATAGATCGCGCCGACAAAATGGCAGCAATTAACCAGAAGTTGCTAGACGAAGTGTATACAATTGATGAAATTCGTGAAACAACGGGCCATGGTCCGATTGACGAAATAGGAGACTATTGATGGGCAAGCATGTTCGCGTCAACATTCGCACAATGGCCAACATGGCCAGTATCCGTCG